CTTCAAATTCAACTCCAGTAATACGCTTAACGTCATTTAAGGTCATTAAGTGCAATGCGTCTACAACGTGTATTGCTACAGCGCCATTAAGTAGTTTCTCCATGATAAGCTCCTTTCTAGGTTCTATAGTTTAACTGCCATTTTTACTTTATAGTGTTTAATTGCTTTGGCAAGTTCTTTCTGTAGTTCTTTTTTGTCATCTAAAGTTACTCCTGTAACATTTCTGACATCAGCAAGGTTCATCCAGCTTAAAGAGTCCCTTACGTATTCCTCTACAGCAATTTCCAGTAGTTTTTCTAAAGCGATTTCTTTAATATCCATAATAAGCTCCTTTCAAGCTTGGCTTTTTAGTCGCCCCCGAAGGGTTTTCCCCACAGAATCCTCGAAAAGTCCCTCGAAAGGGTCAAGTTTCCTAGGGAGAGCATACACAGGTGCTCCAGAGTAGCCCCAGGAGGGCCACTCTGCAGGATCTCTGTAGCTCGCCTATGTAGATCCGTTCAGGGGCCTCTAGGGGACACTCTGTAGGATCCGTGCAGGGGCTTCTAGGCTGCAGGGAATTGGTGGGAACTTGGAAGGCTCCCTTAAGTGGGGAGAGACACTAGGGTTTTGGGTAGACACTTTGGGGGAGGAATCCAAAGTTTTCTTTTGGGGAGTGTCTATTTCTTAGAGGCTCTCCTCAATGCTTCAACAAAGTAGTCAATTAATAATACAAAGATTATAAACAGACAAGTTTTCATTATAACTCCAATACGTTGCAATCAATTCTTTGTTGAATGGCGAGTTTAGCTTTCTCGATCATTATTGTTCTGAATCGAGCATAAACCATTTCTTCCTCAGGCTTAGTCAATTCATACACATTGAAAGCCTCATAGGTATTTACTGCAATACCATTATCGAGAAAGTACTCATCAAAGTTGTCAAAGAGGTTTTCCCAAAAACTTTTGTAGTGATGGGAATCAATTACTTGAAGTTCGTACTCAGAGATTCCCTGATCTGCTAAGAGATCATAATGGAACTGCAAGTGTTCTTCCTCAATGACATAAGCAAGATAATCTATAACAGGATTTGCTGCAAGCAGCTCACCTACTACGATATCTAATTGGTTCATTTTACCCATGTTAAACTCCTTTTAGGGTAGTTGAGGGAGGGCCATTATTAGCCCTCCCAGTTCTCTATAGGGGACCTTAGAAGTCCTCTTCTTGGTTAGTGGCAGCAGTGTCCACAGTGTCGAAGTCATTCTCCGATGGGACATACTCCACCAGCTCAACAATCTGAGCCGCCATGAGACGGGTTGAGATTGTCCCCATGGGGTTCTGGTATTGGAACACCTTGAGGTTGGCCTTAGTGCCATTGCCGATCTTATCGACATCGGTGAAAGGCTCTTTCTGAGCGTCAACCACCTCGACAGTTACCTGTTTCTTATTCTTATCCAGCGGGTAACGGGATACATTGACCCCGATAAGCCCATCGCCGAGATCCTTGACCCGACCAAAGGCACTGAGTTCCTCTGCGCGGGAAGCATCAGCAACCATTTGGAGGCTGTACTTTCCGTAGGGATCCAGTTTACCCTTAACGAGACGCGGATAGCGGATCTCGATGTTGCGGATAATGGTGGTTTTAAGTTTTGTGTTGGTCATTTTAATTCTCCTATGATAATGACCTTGAGGAACTGCCTCATCAGTACGTAGAGTTCATCCTACGTAGACACCCCGAGGAGGTGGGGTGTTTCGGCTTAAAAAGATTCTCTTTCTTTTTCTTCAACTATTTCTGTCCATCTAACAAACTTAGAATGTTTGATTGAAGGCCAATTTGTACCGCGCCATCGTTTTCCAGTATTCAATTCCTTAACGATAAGTTCTTCAATACGATTATCTGTATAAAGAACTTGTTCGGCAGCAATTAACCCTTCAACGTAAGTCCTAACGTCCTCGCGGGTCTCGAGAAGTGTTTCCCAAGTTTGAGGCCAATTCCTCTTTTGTTTCTTAGAAAACACTTTTGATTCAATTTTGAGATGGTACATTTTAATCTCCTTGGTTAGAAAAGCAGAATGTAAAGAGGACCTTACCCATAACAGGGTCTTCTTCGGAAGGGCTAGGCTCCACTTCTTCTTCAGGCACATCGAAGTTCTCATAATTGGGGTGCTCGGGATATGCTGTAACCGTAACATTCCCACCCCAGATTGAGACATTGATTGACTTATGGGTCAAATCAATATGGATGCTGTTAAGTGGTAGCGACTCGTCAAACGTCGTGCATCCGAAGCTGATAAAAGTCTTATCATCTTTTTCGGTAAAGTCGTGATGCACTCGGTCGTCATCATACCTCAGGGTAGTCCAAGACAAATCGGAATTCTGTTCAACAGAACAGAGCACGCTATTACCCTCTCCATACTTTGTTTTGTAAGAAGTAACAGGGGTTCCAACTTCGTTGATGTAGTGCTTAACCATTTTAGTCTCCTTTGGTTTAAGCGCAAGGAACTGCCTCATCAGCGCACGGAGTTCATCCCGTACGGACACCCTGGGAGGGACAGGGTGTTTCGGCTTAAACTTCATTTTCAACTAGGATTAGAAGAAAAGCTAACAGAGCCACAATAATAGCAGCTAACATTAAAGTTCCTACAACGGGATTAACGAATCCAATTATAGTTAATATAACAACGCTCCAAAAGAGAGCTGTTCCTGCTATAATGGTTGAAGTAATTAGTATCATAGTAATTCTCCTTTCTCATACTAATTCATAAAAAGATGCGCGAATCTCATCTATCTCATCAAGGTAATTTTGAAGTTCAGGATCTTCAGCCACTTTCATTTGAAAGAATAAATCGAGTGTTACGAAGTGTTTTCCATCTCTCAATACAGTAGTATCATCATCGACAAAGAATCCATGTCCTTCTTCATTAGTTCCGAGAAGATTCTCGCGTTCTTTCTTAGTCAGATCTTTAGCTTTATATCTAGTCATGTTCATTTTAGAGTCCTTTCTTAATGGGTTTATGTGTTAATAATGTTTTAGTCATTGTAGTCCAGAAGTATCTTATTCTCAGATCCATCTCTATCATACGAGTTCCGCCAGGTTTGTAGAGATCTCTACGAATAGCTAGAGCCTCGCGTAGAGTGGGTTGTTTGCGAAGCTCACTCATTGGTGAATTTATAGATCTGTCCCAGAGGATGTGGCAGAGTCTACGTTTCCGCACGAGGCGGCGGTTGAACACAGCAGCGCGTATTCCTTCGTCTGCTATTACACATGATTTTCTTTTCATGCGTTCTATTACTACGTCTAGGTTGGTCATAGTCAGTTCCTTTCTATTCGGCTGGGTTAAGAGAAGTGGGCAGAGACGAGCCAAGCGCCAAAGCACACGGACAAGCAGGGGGGCCCGCAAGCACAGCGGGGGTACCACAACTGGCAATCTATACTTTTTCACTGTGAGAGGGGGCTTCAAAAAATTATACAAAGGGACTCAAAAAGTATAGGCCCCTATTAGAAACTTTTATTAATAAGGTAATAGTTATGGATATAAAAGTAATAAACTTCCCCAAAGAAGACCCAGACGTAATACTCGAAGAAGCCAAAGGTATATTTCAAAATATAAGTATATGCGGCTGGGATACTAATGGGGATCTTTATTTTATATCTTCAGAAGATACTGCGAATACTGTTTTCTTATTAATGAAAGTAGTTAAAGAACTAATGGAGGACGAAGACTATGGCTAAAAGCAAATCCCGTGTAAACGAATCAGGAAACTACACCAAGCCAGCCATGCGTAAACGTCTATTTGAAAAAATAAAAGCAGGATCCAAAGGCGGCAAAGCTGGTCAATGGTCTGCACGGAAAGCCCAAATGCTTGCCCGTGAATACAAAGCTTCAGGGGGCGGTTATAAATCATAATGAAAGCACCCCAAAAAAGTTTGAAACGGTGGACCAAGCAGAAATGGAGAACCTCTTCGGGAAAACCTTCAGTACAAGGTCCAAAAGCCACTGGTGGTCGTTATCTTCCAGATGCTGAATGGAAGAAGCTAAGTGCTTCCGAAAAAGCTGCTACGAACCGCAAGAAGAAAGCTGATACTCGGAAAGGCAAACAATTTTCATCTCAACCGAAAAGTGTTGCTAAGAAGACATCGGCCAAAAGGAAAAAGGTTTAAAGATGAGTAACAAGAGGACGCTTGCACTTCTCAAAGAAAAAGCCAAGAGAGACGCTTTAAAATTATATGAAAGCGACTTTGAAAAATTTTGCGAAGACAATATTAAGATTATAACCAAAGACACTTCGAAAGGTTTTGTCCCCTTTACATTTAACAGTGCGCAAAAGCTGGTTAACGAAAAGATAGAAAAACAACTAGAAGGAACTGGGAAAGTACGGGCAATTATTCTCAAAGCCCGTCAACAAGGCTTTAGCACGTACTGTGCAGCCCGCGTATTTTGGAAAACTTATTTTGTCCCCTATTCCCGTTCTGTCGTTATGGCCCACGATTCTGCAACCTCAGATGCTCTATTCAGCATGTCGCGGAATATTATTGACAATATGCCAGAAACGATTAGACCAACCCTCCAGAGGTCAAATGCCAAAGAGATTCTTTTTGAAGAAAACAAATCAGGCTACCGTCTCTACACTGCAGGTTCGCCTGAAGCGGGTCGAGGCACTACTCCAACAATTGCCCATCTTTCCGAAGTGGCTTTTTGGACACACGATGAAAAAATCCTGGCAGGACTCTTTCAAGGAATTTCCCAAGCTGAAGGAACGGAAGTGATTCTCGAATCAACTGCGAACGGCGCGTCAGGAGAATTCTGGCGACTTTTTCAGGGTGCCATGGCAGGCGAGAATGAGTATCTCGCTATTTTCGTACCATGGTTTATGACTGAAGAATACCGCAGGCAAGCCCCTGACGGTTTTGAAAGGACACTGGAAGAAGACGATCTTGTAGAAAAATTTAATTTAGACGATGATCAACTATACTGGCGGCGTTTAAAAATTGCAGAAGGCGGCGAAAACAAATTCCGCCAAGAGTATCCAGCAACTGCTGAAGAAGCCTTTATTGTTTCAGGGAACACTGTATTTGACCAAGAAAAATTAAATGATTTAGTAGCATCAGAACCTGAAGCCATCCGAGAATACAATCCAATGTCAGGAGAGTTTCTTGAAATGAAAGAAGGCTCTCTGCATATTTGGGATTTCCCACACTTTGATGAAGCATTTGTAATTGCTGCAGACGTTGCACAAGGCGTTGGACAAGATTATTCATGCGCAGTTGTAATGAACCCCCAAAGAGAAATTGTTGCAATGTACCGCAATAATAGAGTAGACCCAACAGAATTTGGGGAGATTCTTTTTTATCTCGGTCGGTATTACAACAATGCATTGCTTTGTGTCGAATCCAATAGCATTGGTCTAGCTACTCTTTTAAGGCTTGATCAGATGCGCTATGTAAATTTGTATTATCAAACACGGGTAGCTGATTTATCTTCGAGTGATGGACAACGGCCAGGTTTTAAAACCACGATGGCAAGCAAACCGCAGATTATTGGGTTACTCCAAAATGCGATTATCGAAGATGATTTATACATACCCTCAAAAATAATTATAAAAGAATTAAAAACCTATATTTCAAAAGATTCAGGAAAAATGGAAGCAATGCAAGGTTGCCATGACGATACTGTAATGGCGTGTGCAATGGCTCTTGAAGTACTACGTACACATTCTTCACGATTAACAACCGACAAGATTTCTTGGCGGGACCGAATTGGAAATATAGTATCAGACGATGAGACCAATTGGTTATAGGAGATTACTATGAGCAAATCAAAACACCCTGTATCAGAAAAGTCTCTGGCGAATTTAAAACCGATTACTTCGCCCGAGATGGCTGAAGAATATCGGCAGAAAGGCTACGAAACCCGTATGAAGAACAAAGCCATTCGGGACGAAATAAAAGACAAGATGGAACAACTAGCGAAGGTTATGAGAGAAGACGAAAATGCGTTTAGCGCACTCGATGTCCTCCGCTACAATATGTACGAAGCACTTGAATCTGGTGATAAAGAAACCTCTACTCGAATAGCTGCAATTATTGCAGAATACGAAGCACCCAAGTTACAACGTCAAGAAGTTAATCAGACTATTAATACAACTGATCTTTCAGACGAAGAACTTGAAGCAGAGATTTCTAAACTACGGTTAATCAAGTAATTTGTACGCATAGAAGAGGACGCTATGTATACGATATACACTAAAGACGATTGCGGCTGGTGCGAAAAAGCCGAAAAATTACTCCGAGATTCATACCTTGAGTATGAGCTTATTGATGTGAAAAGTGATCCCGAGACTCTAGAGATGTTTAAGAGACGGAAATGGTCAACAGTTCCCCAAGTTATGAAGGGCGACATTCACATCGGTGGGTATGAACAACTTGAACTGCATATTAAAGGCGGTTACTGGAAATCAAAATATTCGGAGAAAAAATAA